AGACGCCGTACAAGCCGAGATTACGTCGTTCGCGGAGACGTTCCCAGAAGCCGCCGCCGAAAGTTAGCAGCTAGCACCGCGCCGCCCCGGGTGTATTTGCATCGCCCGACAATACACCTGGGGCGGCATTTTTCGGCTGTCAATACTTCACCTCCGTACACTTGACACAATCCACACCGTATACCCGACAATCTTGACCCACAAACTCAACTTTACATAATCCACACCGTTATGTCAACCTGGGCAACTTGACATAAAGTACTTGACAGCCGTGCGTCCCGCGTGGTACATTCAATGCGTCGAGCGCCGAGGCGTCAAGCGCCGACACCGCCGGGGCCCTGAGCCCTGAGCTTACGCCAGGAAGGAGAACTTCGATGACGAACGAACGGGAAAAGCAGCTTTCAGAGGACGAACTAAAAGCTGCCGTACAGTCCGCGGCCGCAAAGGGCGACTTCGAGGCGGTCGGTGACCTGATGAAGCGGCTGGGAGCCATCAAGGCCGCGAAGGAGGCGGAGCGTGTCAAGGCGTTGGTTGCCGTTCAGGAGGCGCTTGATAAGGAACTGAGCGCCCTGCTGAACCCGTACACCAACGAGAAAAGCGTCCTCGCGCCTTTCATGGGCCGAATCGAAAAGTGTGGCGGCGTGGGACGCATCACAATCGATGTCGCCCAGAAGCTCGTGGACGTGAAGTGCGGCACCGCGACAACCCGGCCCCCAGCGTCCGGAGGTGGCGGACGAGCGGGACGCGTGTCCGAGAAATACGGAGCCCCACTCGACACTGTCTTCCGGCAATTCGCCACACCCGAACAGATCGCAGAGGTTGATCGCTTGTCCGCGCTAGGTCGCACAGACCGCGCCGACTCGAAGGCCTATGCGCTCAAGGCGAAGGTCGTTGCGGCCGCTGAAAAAGCGGGCTTGATTACTCCGCAGGGCTAGCGGCCCCGGCAAGACACGAAAGATACGGCCTAGTGACGCCCTAGGCCGTATCTTCATGGTCTGAGTCTTCGCCCCGATTGTGCTGGCGAGAGTTCTTTTCCTTATATTCAGGGACGGGCTTTATAACGCTGCACCCAGCCTGATAGCTCGGGTCCGAAGGGATGGCGAGCGCCGGATGTGGTACGGATCCGAATGGGTCGGGATCGAGGTACATGACCCCCTTTTCTGAACATTCCCGCTTTTTTATCCCCTCCCGCGCAAAATCACCACCCAGGATTTTTACCTCATCAACCCTCACCGCCAGTAGGGCGTTCGAGGGTGATTTCGCCACACTCCCCATTCACCCTGATATCGAACTTCCGCCTGGCCCGACAATACACGCATTGGCCATGGGATACACCCTCGTGGCCGCGCCCGATCATCCAGTGATGGGCACCGGTTGGAGACTCCTCACACACCCACTTGCGGGCTTCCACGTACGCGGTGTACCTATCCAACAACCCACCTCTTGGGCACTGGCCCAGTCCTCTCAATCAGTGGGATCAGCTCCTGCTTCATAATCTCTATTTCAAGGACCTTCTCCAGATCCCCACTGCGCGTGTAGTCCCTCTGGCGGTAGGTAAGGTACGCATGGCGTCGGAGGAGCGCTAACCTCGCTTTCCTTTCATCAGGATCGAGCGTGACGGGTTTCCTGCCCCTCTTCGGGATCCTCTCCTCTTCCGGAATTGAGTTTAGGTGTTCCATCGCCTGGATTAGCCAGCAGCCGGGATGCCACCAAAACTGCCGGGTGCGGATCCATCCTCCACCGCGCCTCTTGAGCCTGCCCACGACAACCGGGTGGTTCTTGGCGATTACCTCGCCACAGCCTTCGTACGAGCAGGATTTGGCCTGACGGTTCCACCTAACCCATATATCCATGTCACCTCCTACTAATAGTATATCACACGGGACATTGTTTGTCAAGCCACTGGTTATGTCGAGTCATTATGTCAACCTAGGGACAATAATCTATCCTCTGCCACGCTAAATTATTACACTTGACATAACGCCTCCCGTATGATATAATCGTATTGGAGGGTTGATATGGCCAGCTCCGCAACCGACGAGATGATGGCAATGGTCAAACACCCCGACCCATCCGCCATCGCTGAGGCATCCATCCACCAATTCGACAATCCCAAGAAGACCAGATACATTAGCCTCCGTGCCTGTGGCTTCACCATCACCGAGGCCCAGAAGCTCGTCGGCATTACCATGCGCACCCGGTTCCGGTGGCGCGATGATGATGTCCGGTTTCGTGTGGCGGATGACAATGCCGGTGACCTCAAGAAGGAGTTTGGCAACCGTTACATTGAGTTGGAATTCCGCCGTAACATGCGGCTTGTCCTGGAGATCGATTTCCAGGTCCTGAGTAAAGTGGCAGAGAACCCTAACGCAACCCTCAGCACCCGTGAGCAGCAGTGGTTGAACCGTCTCCGCCAGCACTATACTCCCCAGCAGCTGGAGGCAATGGCCATTGCCCTTGGTGAGTCAGGTGATGGCAAGGACTTCGACTTCACCAAGTTCATTATGGGGCTGGCTAGGGGTGCGGACAAACTGGTAATTGCAGGAAGTAGGGAATAGGCGGCATGTCATGGCTTCTGTTGGTCCACGACCCGACGACCATCGTCTCAGAGTTGGGGTTCCCGGCAGCCATTGCCATAATAGTCACCTATGCCCTACTCAGGATTACCAACAAGTTCACCGACTTCCTCATAAAGCAGAATGAGAGGCAGTCGGAGAACCTGGGGGCAATCCAGGAATCTATCATGGCACAGAAGGTCGGTCTAGACAGCATTAGCGAGGGTTTGAAGGAGGTCAACCGCGGTCTCGGGGAAGTCCATGGCTCCATGCGCGAGATGACCAAGTTCTGGCGGGAGCTGAACGGGGACTTGAGGAGGCGACGTGCCAGAGATTGATAGTAAGGTCTGGCTGGCATGGGTCATCTACATGTTCCTGGGCTTCGTGGTAGGCATAGCCTGGTTCGGGGTGGCTGAGGGCATTGCAATCGTCAATAACCGGCCAGGCGACACCCTCACCGAGGTCGTTAGGTCACTGAATGTGCCCGCTGTGGTATGGTTCCTGTCCGCCGGCTTGATCCTTGGGCTCTTAGGTGGTCTGTTCGCATGGCTAGTCCCACACTTCATTGGCAGATTTGGGATCTGACGTGGAGCGCGCCACTATGCTCCAGGCCACTGGAGGCAAGCAGGAGCCGGTTCAGTCCGGTAGGAGCGGATATGCTGGCACTGCTCATGGCACATCAGATGGGTGGGACCCCACCCTACCGTACAAGTGGGAGGTGGCCTCCATACCGAAAGGTGGGGCGGGATGCTAGCCGTTGACATGAGCAGTTGGAGTGGGGAGTTTACCACCCGGGAAGCCCGCGAGATGAAGGCGCACGGCGTGGGCCTCATCATCGTCAATACCTGGGGCCCGTACTGCCGCCAGCAGCTTGACTCAGGGCTAAAGGCGGGCCTCCGCCTCCAGGCATACACGTACCATTACCTCAGCATCCCGGCGGCTAACAGGTTATCCCCCGCGCTCAGGATGATCTCAGGTTTCCCCGTAGAGCGTCTCTGGCACGACTACGAGGATGATGAGAACCAAATGAGCGTGGCAGGCGTCATCGACCACATCCGTGGGGCCGTGGCCTTTCTCGACGGTATCATCCCTGATGGTATCTATAGTCGCCGTGAGTGGTGGATGCGCCGTACATCCGGGTGCAGGGAATTCATCCACAAGCCGTCATGGGTAGCCGACTATGACTGGGATCCCAGCCTTCTAACCGCTAGCCAACTCGTTGATGGTTGGCCTGTTACCCTAAAACAGTACTCCAACACCACCAACTTCTGTGGCCAGTCAGTTTGCATGGACTGGGAGGTAGACGTTATGGCACCTACCAACGAGCAGTTGGAGCAGATGGTGGCCAAGCTCCGCAAGGACTTCGAGACTGGCATGGGCTGGATCTCTGCCGGCATCGCCATTGAGAAGGCAAAGATCAGCCAATTTCTCAAGCTTGTGGATGATGCCATCAAAGGTTATAAGCCCTGATGAAGCGGGGACGGAGACGCCGCACTTGGAAGTCCGCCGAGGCAAGCCGCCGCAACGCCCGAAAGGCCCAAGTCTCCCGAGTAGGGATGCGTGGTGGTAGAAGGAGACCAGCATGGGTTGGGAGGTGACCAATGGCCAGGCACATGACCTATGACGTCCAGGTCTCAAACCCTGAGTGCTTGGTTGATAAACGCCTCCTCACCTGGTTCATGCTCAACATGGTAGAGGCTGCCAAGATGAAGATATTGGCTGGTCCCTACGTTATTGAGGCTGGGGCAAGGAACCCCAACCCGGGCCTGACTGGCTGGACAGTCCTCTCTACTAGCCACGTCAGTGTCCACACCTTCACACGCCAACAGCGGGTCTTCATCGACCTATTCAGTTGTGTGGAATATGACCCAGTGCCCGTTCACAAAATAGTGGCGAGGACATTTGCCCCTGCCACCATCAAGTCCATGGAGGTCCACCGAGACCCCATGGAAATGTATGAGGAGGAGTAGTCATGAACCTCCCACTGATGAAGGAGGGAACGCTCCAAAGTGCGGCGACGGCAACAGGTAACGGCGTTGCGATGGAAATCGCCGGGTTCAGGTCCATCGCCGTCATCATCTCGGGCACGTTTGTGGGCACGGTCACCTTCGAGGTAAGCCATGACGGCTCCACCTATGAGGAGATCGTCATGAGGAAGTTGGACGCCACCTCTGAGACCTACGCGTTTGCCCCCACCGCGCCTGCGGCATTTGCCATTGATCTGGCTGGGGGCTTCCGTTACTTCAGGGCTAGGGTCTCGGCCTACACCAGCGGCTCAATCACCGTCACCGCTGGCGCCTGTTAGGGAGGTGTGCAATGGCACGGGCAAGAAGGAGATCACCCCGCAGGGGAGGCCGCAAGTGGATTGCCGGGTCGGTCAAGCGCCCCGGCGCACTGACCAGGAAGGCCAGGAGTGCCGGCATGAGCACCCGGGCATATGCCAGGGCGCACCGGCACAGCAAGGGCCTTACTGGGCGTCAGGCTAGGTGGGCAATCAATGTTCATCGGTGGTAGCCTGTGACAACAGACCTTGGAGTCCTGGAGAGTGTGGTCCTGAACCCATTGTGGTTCATACCTACCTTTATGGAGATAGAGGATAAGGACCGCATCAGACGCCCATTCATCCTGAACTGGGTACAGCAGGACATCATCAAGCGCCTTATGGACTGCCCGGACGGCCCAGGCATCAAGCGCCTCAATGTACTGAAGGCCAGCCAGGTAGGCGTAACCTCCGGCCTACAGGCATATTTCCTACACAACACCATAGTGGTGCCTGGGACCACCTCCGTGACCGTGGCCCATGAGGAGTTCATCACCCAGAGGCTACTGCACAAGGCCGAGGTATTCTACCAATCCATCCCCGAGCAGTTCAAGCCAGAGATCCATCATAATTCCACCTACGAGAAGTCCTTCCCTGCCATCAACTCCGTCATGTACATAGGCAGTGCTCGTGCCTATGTATTTGGCCGTTCTGAGACCATACACAACCTGCTGGCTGATGAATACGCCTTCTGGCCGGACCCAGAGAGGATCATGATTCCCAGCCAGCAGCGGGTGCCTATCAACGGCCTGATCGCCAAAGTCTCCACCCCGAACGGCGAGGACAACCAATTCTGCCATGATTGGAGAATGGCCAAGCAGGGGGCAGAGGTTGGGGCTGCCATCTACACCAACCTCATGTACCCGTGGTGGACGTGCCCCGATTACAAGCTGCCGAGAGGTAGTCATTACGCCCTGGCCAGGGATTGTGGCGTCCTGGAGTTCACCATGGACGAGGAGCGCCTCTTTGTCGGGTTTAGGGAGCACGGCATCCCTGAGGAAGAGTTTGAGGACCGCATCCGCTGGCGCCGACGCAAGATAGAGGAGATGGAGCAACTCCGTCAGTCTGGCGAATCCGCCAAGTTCTTCTGGCAGGAGTTCATTGAGGATGATGAATCCTGCTTCCTCAGTGTAGGTGATATGGTCTACGACTCCGCCCTCATCAAGATGCACGCGGGGAACTGCTACCGTGCACCACACTCTGCCTTCGGCTTCCAGATATGGTATCCCCCCGACGAGAACCGCCACGACTATGTGGTGGTCGTTGACCCTTCCCAGGCCAAAATCTCCAAGACTGCTATCACCGTCTGGAGATGGGACGCACAGGATGAGGGCCCAGACCGCCAGGTAGAGTGTGCGAGGTACGCCGGCCTTGTTGGCCCTGAGGTCACCAAGAACCTAGTCGAGAGCATCGGCCGCCACTACAACAACGCCATGGTTGTGCCGGAGGCCAATGCCCACGGCCTAGCCGTCATAGTCCTGATGAAGGGCTACCCTAACCTCTACTGGCGCCATGACATTGTGAGCGGGAAGCCCTCCAAGCAGGTCGGCTGGCTCACTACCCCACGTACCAAGCCATTCATGATCCAGAGTCTCCAAAAGGCCCTACCCACGATGATAACCCACGACATAGATATGGTGATCCAGCTCCGTGCCATGCGCTGGGTAGGTGACCGTGCCATATCCGTTGGCGAGGATGACATCCACGATACGGCGGCCATAGCCGCAGCCACATACAAGAAAGCCCAGGCAGGCCGAGGGTTTATAGGCGTGTCCGGCTGGCAGAGGTGGTAATATGGGACTGGAAGATGCCAACTTCGTCGTCCGTGAGGTAGCCGAACTCCAGGCTAACTGGCAGACCCGCAACGACAAGATTCCCAAGTGGTATGATGTCCTCCTGCTGAAGGACGAACTCCAGCAGCGTGGCATGGAATCATTCGTCTCCAATGACCCGCGCACCTTCTACAACCTGGCGCTCCACCTCCTAACGCCCAAGGTCATACCTCACCGTATCCGTGAGGCCAGTGAGCAGTTCTCTACCACGTACCAATTCGACCAGGCCAACAAGTTTCTGGAGGATAACTGGGATCGGATCAATCGCCTATCTCGTCGCCGTGGCCGCCAATCGTGGCTCCGTAGGCTTGTTGGCCTGGTCCTATCCACGGGCTGGTACTCAGTCATTGCCATGGCCACAGAAGATGACCTGATCGCGGAGGTGTGGCATCCACTCCAGACGTTTCCTGAGTTCGGTGATGGCACTGAGGGCCTCCTCCGCTGTGCCCACAGATACACTGTCACGCCAGGCTCAGCCAAGCGCAAGCTCCAGCTCCACCCTGACTGGACCCAGACAATCCGCCTTCCCGAAGTCAGCTACTTCCCGGTAGACATCATCGACTATTGGAAGCTAGAGAAGGATGGTGCCTGGAATGTGGTCATCATCCACAATCAGGTGGCCAAGTCGTACCAGCAGACCCCATTCGCCGAGATCCCTATCCTTGTGGGCCCGGTAGGCGGCCTCCCTGACGACGGTGTGATCCAGACGGGCAATGACTGGCAGGAACACTTCGGCGAGTCTATTGTAGCCACCAACGAGCGGGTCTACCGTGACTACAACAAACAGATGACCTTCCTCCAGCAACTCCTTCGAGACACGGCCCAGCCCACAGTCAAGGAGAAGTCCAAGGGCAACCCAATCATCAAGGACCCGGATGACCTGTGGAAGCGTGGCTCCGTGTTTCGGATGGAGCCAGATGAGGACATCCAGCGCATGGACATGGGCGCGGTCCCTGTTGATGTCCGCACATCCCTATTCGACATAGGCAACATGATCCAGCGTGGCAGCCTCCCCTCCGCCCTCTACGGCAACGTCCAGCAGGAGATTGCCGCGTACCTCATGTCCCAGATCACGAGCGCCGCACACCAAGTCCTGGGTGACTACCGTGATGCCGTCAAGTCCGTTATGGAGGATGTGGATAAGCTCTGGCTCACCCACATGATGAGCCTCAACTACCGGCCCTATGGCTTCAAACCCCCAGTAGACCTCCAGAA